TGTCTGTCATGTTCATTTGTATAGTATATACCTCTCGACCGATTGAGGTGTCCATCAATATACTTGATGTTGTCCGGGTGCTACGGCCTAATAGCCGGATAGCTTGAGATTTGATATTTTCTGCATAGCCCCTGCTCTTGTTTCCAGGGAGATATATATCAATTTGAACAGTGCTGTCTTCGATTATGAACCCCGTCTGCGCCGTTTTTGATGTGTCGGATATAATTCCGCCAACGACAAGAAACGGCTCTGCTACAGACGCGTCAGGTAGCTTAAAATGGATTGAGAAGCCTAATGGCTCCAATCGTTTTCTTAAGTCTTTTAATAATTTAGTTGTTGGTGAGTCCATGACCACCTACTTTCTAAACATTTTGTTGAGGTTATTCATCAATTTTGGATGTTCTTCCTTCAATGCTGGCCCCATAAACGGTTGGGCCATCATCTTACGAGTTCCGAGTTCGACATAAACAGAATATTCAGCAGGAGATATGACTTTATAACCCAAACGAGAGGCTTTTGAGCTATATATGTTCTCGCTGAGCCACCCTGTGTCCCAAGGAGCTCCTTTCTTAGCAGAACGCTCAACTCTGAGGCTCGACCTATTGAGTTCTTTGTCCACTGCTGAACTAGCTCGTCGTCCTTTATTTTCTGCGGACCTAATAAATTTATCAAGTCCTTTTACCTTGTAACTAAGACTCATAGATAAATCACTGTGCTGTTTCTGTGATGTTTCTTGCCTTTGATAGCTCGTCGCTTGCCGTTATAAATGACTTCTGAGAAATCTTGATGAACACCTTGTAAATGCAACTTAAAACTGTCTAGATTGTATTTTCCAAAGATTCCCATCTGTTCATTGTTGGTTAACGTCCCGCGCTGACAAGGCAACGGACCAATTTGTTCTGTTGTAACATCGTCTTCGAGCTCGTCTTTAGGAGCGGTTTCTTTAATTAAAATGACTCTGTCATTGTAAATCACTTCGCTACCTCCTTGCTAAATAAAACGAGCAATTCCTCGAGCTTTTCGCTTGCTAGCTAAAGAAATAAGAGTTTGCTTATCATCTTCAGACAAATAGCTGTCTTCCCATGTGAACGCCCTCCCTTCTTCACTATCGGCCTTAGCACCTTCAGAATTCAGCTTGTTAAATCGTTTGATAGCCACATCTCGAACGATGTATGCTGCATTGTTTGGAATTTCCGTAATTGATGTTTCAGAGTAGCGATTGACAAAGGCAAGGATGCGCTCAACGCTTTCTTTGATGGTCAAATTCAGCAAGTCATCCTGCGCAGTATCGCTTACCCCTTTTAATAATTTGATTTCTTTTAAAATCTCATTTTTATCAATCGCCGTCATTTACTAACCTCCAGGTACTGGTGCTGGTTTTTCGATAGTAGTCTCTACGACACCTTGAGGGATTTCTGCAAAGAGCACGTTAGCACCAAAGAATACAGATTCGTAAGTGAGATTTTTCAAAGCACGGTCACGAGCAACTGCAATCAAACCAGTTTCATCTGTGAAGTCCGCGAACAATCCGCCGAGGTCCCCAGAAGCTACATTCAAGTTAGCAAACACAAGGTTCTCGATTGCTGTCGTGTAGATCTTACCTTCTGGTATACCGTTCATCACGATCACGTTTTGCATACCCAAGAAATTCTTGAGCAAAGTCATACCGAAGACGTTCGAAGCATCAGCGCCTACACCAGCGTTTCCAAGATATTCAGCAGCATCAACCGGATTCACAAAAGTAACGATTGGAGATCCTTCAAATTCGTTAAAGGTTGCGATTTTTGCCCATGCTTGAGCAAGTGCACTTTGCAAGCCTTTACCCTTATTCTTAGTCGGGTTAGCTTTCAAGAAAGTGAAGAATTGTTCTTTGATCCCGTTTTGGATTTCACGCATCAAACGTGTATCGGCTTCTGTGATAGCAATAGACGCTCCATGACGCGCAATTGCTTCTGCAGATACAGAACGACGTTTCTTGAACCACGCTACTTCATAAGCGTCTGCTTTAGCGCGTACCATTTGAGAAAGTGGAATATCTTCCCCTTCGCCTGGATTTGTCGCGTTTACGTCAGCAGTCCATTTGTAAGTCTGGATTTTGAGATCACTTGTAAGTTCTTGACGACGGCTAACACCCAAGAGAGTCAGCAAGTCGTTGATATTTTTGGAAAACTTGTTAACAAAATCAATAGACTTAATTTCGCCCAAGTTAGCCATAGTAGTTAGTTTTTGTTCAGCCATATTCTAGCCCTTTCTAAAAAGATTAATATTTTCAGCAATCGCAGCCTGACGCTTGTCAGTGTCTTCAATTGCCATAATTTGTTCTTTCGTGATTCCTGTAGTAGTACCACGACGAGGCGCACTTTGAACCAGTCGTTCGTTTACGCGCTTTTCAACTTCACTATCAAATACATCACGCAAAGCTGTGATTTTAGCCTTCACCTCTTCAGCAGTTGGAGCCAACACATGATCTAAAAACTCTTGTGGCAACCCTTCGTCTGCCAAAAGTGACTGAGTTGCTAGCTTCATCTCACGTTCAGCTATATCCTGCTCGCGCTTCTCCAATTCAGCGATTCGTTTCGCTTCTTCTTCTCTAGCACGTTCGTCTTTGGTTAGTTTGGCTAGTCGTTCACCTTCGCTTTTCGCTTTTTCAAGAGCTGTAGCTTGTTCAGCTTCCCACTTTGTACGTTCAGCAGCTAACATCTTGCCCATTTCAGCACGGGTAAAAGTACGTCCATGCTTATCGCTATCTGCATTTGACTCTACATCTACTGTTTTCTCATTTTGAGTGTCGACGGTCTCAGTTTGATCCACAGTTGTAGTAGTTCCGTTGATTTCTTCTGACATAATTGTCCTCCAGCGATTACGTCGCCACTCGATAGTCTCGTTTTACGTCCGGCGACGAAACAGTACAGCTTTTAGTGTCTTCAGCAAAGTTTGGACAACATATAAACCGCATCGAATCCGACACGGTTTATAGCGATTTATAGTAATTTATAGCAGTCTCTTCCTGCTAGTCAAGATATTGGATCACCTCCCGGTTTTAGAAACAGCCTTTTTAAAACCTCTGATCAAACCATCAATGATTGCATACCCTAAAATCAACAGTATGATCAGTACAATAACGCCTGCTGTGATAGATACTAAATCCCAAATAAACATTTTTTCTCCTTTCTGGGCAACAAAAAAGCGCCTAGATTACTATCTAAGCGCAAGATAGGCGGGACCGCCGAATGTCGCCCGCATTTCTCGACCCACTAGCTAAGTGGCGCGTTGGAGGCGGATACTTTTCAACCTCTATCTCTACTCTAAGTATATCACATATCACCTTTAGAGTAAAGTATCTTTTGCTCACGTTTCAATTTATTTAATTTTTGTTTTTTAATTTTGTGATAGTGGATGATGTAATTGCCATCATCCTTTTGTATAAGCGCGGCTTCCATTAGATATTTTAAACGCTCAGGAACTTTTTTGTAGAGTAATATCGAATTGTTGTGATGGTCAGAATTATCTGCAGCATAATCTGGATCGGTAACCAATTCTTGCAACAATAACATTTGGTCCAATGGAAATTCTGTTCCGTGCTTTTCTAAGATTTTTGCTAAATTCTTACCGGTCACTTGTACACGTTTCAGTAACTCTTCGGTCCCTTTCACACTTGGCAACTGTCCAATTGTATAACTCTCTGCAAGACCTTGTTCAATACTCTTGTAAGGTGAATTCCCTTTTGATATATCATCCCACAAATTAGCAAGATCATCTTTTAACTTCTCAAAATCGTTATTATGAGCTATGCTATCATCATTCAATTCTTCTTCATCAGGTATTACACCAGACCGGCAATTAAAATGAAAAGGCGGAGCGTTTACTCCTGCCTGCATTTCATCAATCAAATATCGCTTGTCCTCTGCGTGGATTCTTTTACAAATTTCAGTTGTCCTATTGTCCAGATGAACCAAAATCCGATAGTATTTCAATCCTGCATCTTTGTAACGCTGGATAGCAGAGCGATTGACAATCATCGTCCCGTCTGTCCTAACGAGCGTTTCAGCTCTACTGTTAGCTACTTTGTATTTTTGCGCTAAGTCTCTAGCCATTGTTCTGGGATGTTCTCCGCGTACAAAGCCAGTCTTCAGAACTTTTTTTAAATTCTTAACAAGATTGTCTGTATTGCCCCACAATTGCTGACTGTAGTTATAGCCGTTAAACGGAGTCCTGACCAACTCTTTTAAAGCCGGCTCGTTGATTGCCCCAACTCGACCACTCATAGCCTTTTTGTAACTCATTACTGCCATCTTCTGCAAGTAGCTTTCGAATTTTTCAGCAATAAGACCTCTAGCGACTCCTGCACGAAAGAACATATCTATTTGCAGAGCATCTAACCTTGTTGCCCTAGATGATGCATACTGCTCATTAAGCCTTTTAAGCAATTCTGGGTCTTTCTCAGCCTGCTCACGATACTTTCTGGCATTCTCCCGATAATCTGACAGGTCGGTGCCTTTCAAGCGTTGTAGCGCTTCCTGATAGCTCATAGATCCATTTTCAGAATACTTGCTAACGAAATCATAAAAAGCTTTTTGCATTTCGTTAGCTTGCTCTTGATAAACCTTGTTTAATTCTCCAAAAAAATCAATATCTTTTCGATCTAAGTATCGGAAAATTTCATCTGAGCGACCTGACCAGTAATCAAGATGGTTTTGATTCAGCTTCTTGTTCATCATCAACCACCTCATCTACTGGATTTAGCCGTGGTTCAGGCTGTTCTAGGGCTTCTTGCTCCTTCAAACGTTCCAGCTCATCTGCGGCATCCACACCCGTAACTTGATTCAGCAATTCGAAAATAGTCTGATCGCTGACAATTCCATACAACGACTTAATCATTTCAACGATTTCTTTTTCGTTTTGCGGAACGTTCGGACTGAATACTACAGATGTCTCATTGATGAGTTCGTATGCTGTGTTTTCGTTACCTTGGATTGTCCAGATGTTCACAGCCAAGCGCAAGCGACGCATAAGCCCGGCTTCAAACAGGTCTTCTTGTTGCTCTCTGTAGTTATCGCTAGCCATGAGTTTATACTTCATCGACTCGCCAGACTGCGTGCCAGCGAAGTTGTTGTCGAGCGTATCCGGCGTGAAAGTGAATCTCAAAATATCGTTTACTAAACGCTTCTTGTATGCCTCCGCACCTTCACTATCATATGACTTAATTAAATAGCTAGCGTCTGGATTAGCTCCGCCTGGGTTTGGATTGTCATCCAAGATGAGAACTTGCGCTTTCTTGTAAGCTTGCGACACATACAAACGACCGTTTGGATTGATTCGTCCATCTTCCAAAAAGTCATTTTCTTCCACTCCCGTGTACGGATTGCCTTTAATCATCAAGATAGCGTCATTACTATTCTGCTGGAAATTTGCAAGCTCAGACTGTGATAAGTCGTAAGCATCTATGTTATCCAGCACAGATTCGTAAGAGCCTAAACGCTCCTCGTTATTGCTGTACTCATTGACTGGCACAGCTTTGAAGTAATGCTCTTGCTCATCTTTGAGCGCCATTTTATCGCTATTCGTAGACTTCCACTCGTAGCTGTAGATGCGATCCGCAGTATAGACTTTGATAATTGTTTTACGCTTGCTATCTCCATAATCAATATCGTAGTAGTTAACAGCCATGAGCGAGTTTTGTTCATATGTATCGTCATAAATGACAAAAGTCTCTTCTGGCTTTAACTTGTACAGCTTAACCCAAGCCTTGCCATCTCGTTGGGTAACTGTCAAAAGTTCGTAAGCGCGGCCATACACACACAAGTCTTTCTTGATCGAGGAGTTATGTTTCTTCTCGTTGTTTTTGGCTGAAAAATCCTTGATATGCTCAAGAATTGTTTTATTCTCGTTCTTATACTCGACTGGATTTCCCAACATGTAACCTTGCTCAAAAATCGTAATGTACTTAGCAAAGTCACTAGAAATGCGATTGTCTGCCGCAGTTTCGTCTGTTTTAGCAGGTCGATACTTGATATTGTTATCGCCTTTGTAGTAACGCTTCAACTCTTTTAGTCGTGGCTGTTGTTCTGCTTTGTGACGGTTCACGTAGCGTTTTAACTGTTCAATCCAGTTATCAGAACCGTATTCGATGGCTTCGAAGTCTTCCGTCATCATCATAAATTGTTCGTTTGATCTACTGTCAAAACGT